GGACTAGAACGACTAGCTGTGTCGTTAAGGCCAAGCTGTCCATAGGAGCCAGTCCCCCAACTCCACAACTGCTGCTCCAACGGCGTAACCGAGTTACTCGCTGCGCTGGACAAACCCAAACCAAACGAGTTAACAGCCGCCACAGTCACTGTGTAGGCAACACTAACAGTTAAGCCAGAAATAGTAACCGGAGACGAGGAGCCTGTGCCGCTGATGGTCGTGCCGTCGGATGTCTTCTTTGCCGTAGCAACGTACCCTGTAATAGCAGAGCCGCCCACGTTAGAAGGCGCAGTAAACGTCACCGAGACCGCAGTAGGCCCAGCACTCGTAGCCGTACCAATCGTAGGCGCGTTAGGGACTTCCAGCGGGTCGTAGCCCGCAGAGATAAAGCCATTGGGTCGGCGTAAAGACATGGGACACCCCTTACGTAATTTCTTCCCATGATACTGTCACAACGACATCATTCGCTGCGCTGGCCGTAGCACCAAGAGACTTGTCTTCTAACAGATAGAAGGTCGTGGTCTTGTCTGTGATTATGAGCGTTGCGTCCGCAGGGACAGAG